GTATCAGGAGCGCAACGAACATGACCTACTTAGAACTTGTTAACGATGTGTTGGTTCGCTTGCGTGAAAGCACAGTATCTACTGTTGGCGAAACAACCTATTCTTCTTTGATTGGCAAGTTTGTCAATGATGCCAAGCGTCAGATTGAAGATTCCTATAACTGGAATGTTTTAGGACAAACAATTACAGTTACTACTGCTGCTGCCACAAGTTCTTATTCTTTGACAGGTGCAGGTCAGAAGTTTCGTATCAATGACGCTATTAACACTACCAGTGTTATAACTTTAGACAACACCACTGTTGCGGACATGAACCGCAAGCTCAACTTTGGTACACCTTCACAGTCTATTCCTTCTGAGTTCTGCTTTAGTGGTGTAGATGGCAATGGCGATACAAAGATTGATTTGTTTCCAGTTCCTAATGGCGTATATACACTTAAATTTGATGTAACTGTTCCACAAGCTAATCTGTCTGCTGATGGCACTTCTGTCAAGGTTTTAGACTACTTGGTGACTCAAAGTGCCTATGCAAGGGCTTTGATTGAGCGTGGTGAAGATGGTGGAACAAATTCTAATGAGGCTTATGCTTTGTTCAGAGGAATGCTCTCTGATGCTATTGCATTGGAAAGCACTCGTTATCCTGAAGACAACTTTGTGGCGGTCTAATGGCATCAGCACTCCAAAGTTACAGTCTCTCAGCACCAGGCTTTTATGGCCTGAATACTGAGGATTCTCCCCTTGATCTAGGGTCAGGCTTTGCCTTGGTCGCAACTAATTGCATCTTGGATCAGTATGGTCGTATTGGTGCTAGAAAAGGTTGGACAAGGGTTAACTCTTCTTCTGGCAATCTAGGTGCTAACGATGTTGGTGTTATCCATGAGTTAGTCCAAAACGATGGAACTCTTACAGTTCTGTTTGCTGGCAACAACAAGATATTCAAACTTGGTACTGCTAATGCGGTTACTGAGTTGACCTATGGTGGTGGCGGTACTGCTCCTACCATCTCAGCATCTAACTGGCAGTGTGCATCCTTGAATGGCATTGCATACTTCTTCCAAACAGGTCACGATCCTTTGATTTATGACCCCGCAGTAAGTACAACTACTTATCGCAGAGTGTCTGAGAAGTCAGGTTATGTAGCTACAGTTCCTCAGGCAAACATTGCTATTTCAGCATTTGGTCGCTTATGGGTGGCTAATACATCTACAGATAAAGTAACTGTTACCTTCTCTGATCTGATTGCAGGTCATGTATGGGGTGGTGGCACTTCAGGCTCATTGGATGTCTCTCGTGTGTGGCCTAATGGTGCAGATGAAGTCATGGGCTTGGCAGCTCACAATGATTTCTTGTTTATCTTTGGCAAGAAGCAGATTCTTGTTTACTCTAATGCTTCTACTCCCGCATCTCTTGTTCTGAGCGATACAGTAGGCTCTATTGGATGTATCGCTAGAGATACCATTCAAAGTATTGGTACTGATGTTGTTTTCTTGTCAGACTCAGGTGTTCGTTCATTGATGAGGACAATTCAAGAAAAGTCTGCTCCATTGCGAGACCTTTCTAAGAATGTTCGTTTTGATTTGGAATCTTCCTTGGCGGGAGAAACACTAGCAAACATTAAATCTGTTTATTCAGAAAAGAACGCTTTTTATCTGCTTGTTCTACCCGCTACTTTGCAAGTCTACTGTTTTGATACAAAGCAGAGTCTTCAAGATGGTGCTTCCCGTGTAACCAAGTGGGACAATATTTCACCAACGGCACTAAGATCGTTGCGTAATGGCGACTTGTACATTGGAAAGAATGGCTACATTGGTAAATATGGTGGGTATCTTGATGATGCTACTACTTACCGATTCTCGTACTACACAAACAATGCTGACTTAGGAAACCCTAATCAGATTTCTATTCTGAAGTCTATTACTGCCGTGGTGATTGGTGGCTCTAACCAGTTCCTCACAATCAAGTGGGCTTTTGACTATTCAGGTGCTTATCAGTCTGAGAACGTCTTTATCCCACCTCAAGGCTATTTTGAGTATGGGGTTGGAGAGTATGCAGTTGCAGACTACTCAAGCGGCATTCCAATTAAAGCACTAACAAGTAATGCGTCTAGTGCGGGTAAAATCGTACAAACTGGTTACGAAGCCACTATCAATGGCACTCAGTTGTCAATTCAGAAAATTGAACTTCAAGCCAAAGAAGGCAAGATAGGATAAACCATGTCTAATTATTCAAAATCCACTAACTTTGCAACCAAAGATAATCTTTCGCCTGGCAATCCTCTAAAGATTGTTAAGGGTACTGAGATTGACACAGAGTTCAATAACATTGCTACTGCCATAGCAACAAAGACAGATAACTCCTCTGCCACGATTACTGGTGGTACGATAAATGGTGCGGTGATCGGTGGAACTACTGCCGCAGCAGGAACATTTACCAACCTTACTGTTAGCACAGCCGCTACGATTGCTTCTGCCGCTATTAGTGCGGGAACAATCAATGGTGCGGTAATCGGTGGTTCTTCTCCACTTGCTATTACTGGCACAAACATCACTGCAAATACAGGATTTAGTGGCCCATTGACAGGTGCGGTAACAGGTAATGTGACGGGTAATTTGACAGGAAATGTCACGGGTAACGTCACTGGCAACATTACAGGTAATGTGACGGGCAATGTAACTGCTGCTTCTGGCACTTCTACATTCAACAATGTGACCATCTCTGGCTCATTGGACATGGACAGTGCTACATCGGCAACCATCACTGGTTTAGCAAGCCCCACAAACGATTCTGATGCGGCTACCAAGGGTTATGTGGATGCACTAGCCCAAGGTATTGATGCTAAAGCCTCTGTGGTTGCGGCTACTACTGCAAACATTACTTTATCTGGCGCACAAACCATTGATGGCATCTCGATTGTTGCGGGTGATCGGGTCTTAGTTAAAGACCAATCTACCGCCTCACAGAATGGTATTTACTTATGTGCTTCTGGTTCATGGACTCGCACAACAGATGCTGATACTTATGCTGAGTTGGTAGCGGCTTTTACCTTTGTTGAAAAAGGCACAACTAACGCTGACTCTGGCTTTATCTGCACAATAGATGCAGGTGGCACATTGGGAAGCACATCTATTACTTGGGCGCAGTTCTCAGGTGCAGGTCAGATTACTGCGGGTGATGGTCTTACAAAGACAGGTAATACTCTCAATGTAGGAACAGCATCTTCTAGTCGTATTGTTGTCAATTCGGACAACATTGATTTGGCTACTTCTGGCATTTCAGCAGGCACTTATCAATCTGTTACTTTTGATGCTTATGGTCGTGCTACGGCAGGAACGAATCCTACGACGATTGCTGGCTATAACATTACAAATGCTTATACCAAAACTGAAATAGATTCGATCTTTGGTTCGACTACTGCGGCAGCTACTTCCGCTTCTAATGCGGCAACAAGTGCTTCAAACGCTTCAACAAGTGCCTCTAACGCTTCTACAAGTGCAAGCAATGCGGCTACAAGTGAAACCAATGCGGCAGCGTCATACGATGCTTTTGATGACAGATATTTAGGTTCTAAGTCTTCTGCTCCTTCTGTAGACAATGATGGAAATGCTCTGTTAACAGGTGCTTTGTACTGGAATACAACAGTAAGCACTCTTTATGTGTGGACAGGATCGGCTTGGACTCAAGCGGCATTTACCTCAGGTGGTTTCTTAGTTAACACTAACAACCTATCTGACGTATCCAATACTGCTACTGCTCGTACTAACTTAGGTTTGGCAATCGGTACTAACGTGCAAGCATATAACGCTAACACAGCAGTTACCAACTCTGCACAAACATTCACTGCCACACAGACTTTCTCAGGCTCATCATCAGCTACTGCCATTGTCTTAAACGATGCGGCAGAGGTAGCTACAGTATCAGCAACTGCGGCTACTGGCACAATTAACTACGACATTACAACTCAATCTGTTTTGTATTACACAAGTAATGCAAGTGCTAACTGGACAGTTAACTTCAGAGGCTCTAGCGGTACTTCATTGAATACTTTGATGAGTACAGGTCAATCAATGACTGTGGCTTTCTTGGTGACTCAAGGCTCTACTGCTTACTACAACTCTGCTGTGCAAGTTGATGGCACTACATCAGGTGTTACGACACGTTGGTTGGGTGGTGCGCCTACTGCTGGAAATGCAAGTGGCATTGATAGCTATCGTTATTTGATTATCAAGACGGGTAGTGCGACTTTCACAGTCTTGGCAAGCAACACACAATTTAAGGCTTAAACCATGCCATTACAAGCAACTTCTGGTGCTGCTAGTTACGATGCCTTTGGTGGTGGTGTTCCTGTTGTTCCTAACTACATCGAGGATGTGTTCAGCACATGGCTTTATAACGGAGATACTGGTGGGTATATTTTCGCTAGTAGTGGCGTAAGTATTACAACTGGCGGAATGATGTGGGTTAAAAGCAGAGGTTCTGCAACAAACAACTACATTTTTTCCCCATCTTTGACAAGTGCAAATCACTATTTGAATACAAATACGACAGCCGCACAATCAAATTCTGGGGTAACAAATAATAATTTTGAGGCATTAGACAATGGCGGTGGGATGCGTTTTGGTGGCGCATTTTCTGGAATTTCCGATAGTGCAACAGGCCCATACGCCTCATGGACATTTAAAAAGCAACCAAAGTTCTTTGATGTTGTGACTTATACAGGGAATGGTACAGCAGGTCGTACAGTTAGCCACAACCTTGGTTCAGCGCCCGGTTGCATAATTGTCAAAAGAACTGATGGTGTTACTTCGTGGGCTACTTACCACAGAAGTCTTGGTGGAACTAAATATTTAACATTAAACACAACAGATGCGTCTGGTACTAACAATGGGGCATGGAACGATACAAACCCTACTGACTCTGTTTTTACTGTCGGTGATGGTGGCTTTGTAAACACCAACGGCGCAACCTACGTAGCCTACCTATTCGCCCATGACGCAGGAGGCTTTGGCCTAACTGGTACAGACAATGTGATTTCGTGTGGGTCGTTTACGACTGATGGTTCTGGTAATGCAACTGTTAGTCTTGGGTATGAACCTCAATGGGTGATGATTAAAGAAACATCTGGCGTTGGACAGTGGTGGATTCAAGACACAATGCGTGGATTCTCAACTTCAGTGTCAAGTGGGGCGCTGTTAAGAGCTAATACTTCGGGTGCGGAGATAGCGGGGGCAGGCTTTGGCAGCCCAACATCAACAGGTTTCACAATCTCTGGACAGACAGGAAGCGCAACACACATCTACATAGCCATTCGTAGAGGCCCGATGAAAGTGCCTACAAGTGGGACTAGTGTGTTGGGTTTATCTGCTAGAAGTGGTACGGGTGCAAATGCAACTGTTACTGGCGGTGCTGGTGTTTCTGATGCTGTGCTAGTTAAAAATCGTGGTTCAGCAGTAGCGTCTTTATTTGCCGCAAGACTTACTGCAACAAATTATCTTGTAACATCAAGTACAGCGGCACAGGTGGCGGCAGGGACAACCATACTTCAAGCCAACCCTTGGGATGTAATGGATGGTGTCAAAGTTGGTACAACTTCAACAATCACAAATGCGTCATCAAATACATACATTAACTATCTTTTTAACCGAGCGCCATCCGTATTTGATGTGGTTTGCTATACAGGGACGGGAAGTGCTACAACATTTACACACAACTTAGGTGTTGTACCTGAGATAATGATTGTGAAGCGCAGAAGCGCAACTGGTGAATGGAGGGTGTATGTATCAAGTGTTGGTGCAAACGATTCTTTAAAGTTGCAAACTAACGAAGCACCCCAAGGCGGTAGTGCTTTTTGGGATAGTACAACCCCAACGGCATCTGTGTTTACAGTAGGAACTAGTACGGATACAAACGCTTCTGGTTCAACCTATATTAACCATTTGTTTGCAACCTGTGCAGGCGTTTCCAAAGTAGGAAGCTATACAGGAACAGCCACTACAAAGCAAATTAATTGTGGCTTTACAGGCGGTGCAAGGTTTGTGTTAATCAAGCGCACAGACGCAACTGGTGACTGGTATGTGTGGGATTCAGCACGAGGCATTATTGCGGGTAATGACCCATATTTTGTTATGAACAGTATAGCCGCTGAAGAAACTGGGACAGATTACATTGATACATACAGCCTAGGGTTTGAGATTAGTTCAAGTGCGCCAACTGGTATCAATGAAAGTGGTGGAACATACATCTTTTTAGCAATTGCTTGAGGTAATTAAAATGCAAATCAGAACACAAACAGGCGCAGTAATGTACGAAAGTGAATTTCGTGCATACACAAAAGCCAATGGTGGCCCATCATGGGAGACAACAACAACTGAAGTCTTAGAGGCTTTGGGTGCTGATGTAGTCTTTGAAGGCGCACAAGCTACTGGTGGTACTGTTTACCAATACTCTCAAGCCTCTGGTGTTGAGCAGATTGATGGCAAGTGGTACACCAAATATGTGCTTGGCCCTGTCTTTGTAGACACTACTGTTGAAGGCGTAACAACCACAGCCCTTGAGCATGAGACTGCTTATAAGGCTCAGAAGGATGCTGAACAGGCTAAGAGTGTTCGTCAAAGCCGTGATGATAAACTAGCTGAAACTGATTGGAGATTTCGTAGCGATATGATTCCATCACAAGAGTGGAAAGACTACTGCCAAGCATTGAGAGATGTTCCTTTGCAGAGTGGTTTCCCTTGGACGATTACTTGGCCTGTTGAGCCACAATAAGGAGCAATCATGGCTGTAACTAGCGCACAAATTGTAGATTTTCTGCTGAAGAATCCAGACATGACTGACGATCAGATCGTCAAGGCTATGGAGGTTAATGGAGTTTCTCCTGCTCAAATGGCTCAAGCTGTTGGGTTAGATGAGGGTGCAGTTGCGGCTCGTGTGGCGGCTACTGTTCCTCAAGGTCAAACAATAACCCTTGGTGACACCATTGTTCAACCTGTTTATCAAGTAACTGGTTCTGGTCAAGATCAGCAGATAGGTGGCTTAGAGAATGTTCTGACTTACAAAGTTGGTGAGAATCAAACTGGTGGTGCTTATAACCAATACACACCAACTGGTGAACTTGAGCGTACTGGTACACAACAAGAAGTTAAAAGCGGTCTAAAAGAGTTTGCACTTGGTTCTGCCCTATTATTTGGTGGACTAGGTGGTGGATTTCAAAGTTTGTTTGGTGGCGGTGGGGCTGCTACTGGTGCGGCAGGAACTGTTGGCTCTACTGGCTTAACAATGGCTGAGTTGGCTCAACTTGATCTTGCTCTTGGTGGTGCGGGTGGTACTGCGGGAGCAACTGCTCTTGCTAACTCTTTAACTACTGGTGCTTTGACGGGTACATTGACAAACCTAACAGGTGGTAGTGGTACGGGAGCAGGAACAGTAGTTGGAGCAGGAACTGGTGCAGGAACAGGCGCAGGAGTTGGTACGGGCGCAGGCACTGGTGTGGGTACAGGAGTTGGTACAGGAGTCGGCACAGGAGTCGGCACAGGCGTAGGTACGGGAGTTGGAACGGGAGTTGGAACTGGTATTGGCACAGGAGTAGGTACTGGTTTGGGAACAGGATTAGTTACTGGTGCAGGAACGACTGTAGGTACTGGTCTTGTCAACACTCTATTAAACAGAACTGGCTCTTTAAATCTTGGAAACCTTTTCTCTGGTGGTTTAGGTACTGCGGGTAGTTTGCTTCAGATGCAAGAATCTCGTGAAGCGGCTCAAAGAGCGCAAGCCCGTATTGATGCTGAGACTGCTGCTGCCAAGGCTGCATCTCAGTTTAGACCCGTTGGCATGACTACTCGTTTTGGTACTTCACAATTCCAAGTCGATCCAGTAACAGGTCAACTCACTAGCGCAGGATACACACTAAGCCCTGAAGCTAAGAATGCTCAAGATCGTTTGGTTAAGTTGGCTGAGTCTGGTTTGCAACAAGCGGAAGGCGCACAAGCACAATTTGCTCCTCTTCAAACAGGCGCACAAAACTTGTTTAACCTTGGCAATCAATACATTGCTCAAAATCCTCAAGATGTTGCACAGAATTATCTCAATCAGCAGATGGCGTTGTTGCAACCTGGTCGTGAACTAGAGTTGGCTAATCTGCAAAACAGACTCCAACAACAAGGCCGTGGTGGTTTGGCGGTTGCTCAAGGTGGTACTTTGGGTGCTACTACTCCTGAACTACAGGCTTTGTATAACGCTAGAGCGCAACAAGAAGCTCAATTGGCGGCTAATGCTCAACAGTATGGTCAGCAGAATGTTGCATTTGGTGCGGGATTGCTTGGTACTGGCGCACAGACTATGGGTCAATACTATGGTGGACAACAAGCCGCTTATGCTCCTTATACGACTGCTTTGGGGCAAGTTCAAGGTCTTGAAACTGCTGCACAACAACCCTTAAATATGGGTATTAACTTGGGACAAATTACTTCTCAAGCAGGTGCAAATGTTGGAAGACTTGGTTTAACAGGCGCACAATTAAGTACAAACTTGGCAACTGGTGCTGACGCTACTAGAAACCTAGCGGCTCAAGGATTGATAGCGGCAGGTAGTCCTAATGCTCAGTTTGGTCAAGCAATTGGTGGACTATTTGGTGGTGGATTGCAGTCTGCATTTAGTGGAACAGGTTTAGGCTCTTCTGGTTTTGGAACTGGTTTAGCTTATGGTAATCAAGACCTTGGCTTATTCTTGTAAGGAATCATCATGGCAGAAAATATCGTAGCGGGTCTGTTTGGTATGACTCCACAAATGTATCAGGGTCAACAGTACCAACAAGACCTTAAAAGAGGTTATGAGTTAGCACAACTTTCACCAGGAGCTGCTGCACAAGCTAATCTAATGGCAAGTGTTGGTCAACTAGGTCGTGGCTTTGCGGGTGCTTTGGGTATCGAAGACCCACAACTAAAGATGATTAGCACTAGAAACACTATTGCTCAACAGATAGACCAGACCAATCCTGAGTCAATCTTAAAAGGCGCTCAGATGTTGGCACAAGCTGGTGACCAACAAGGAGCTATGGCTTTAGCTCAATATGCTCGTCAAGCACAAAGTGAGATGGCTTTGATTCAACAACGTACGGCTGCGGCTACTCGTGAACGTCAACAAGCAGTTCCAAAAGAAATTGTGATTGCTAATGAGAAAGCTCGTATTACAGATCAAATCGACCAACTTCGGATGCAAGAGCCTACGCCAGAGAATACTCGTGCGAGTCGCATACTTACAACACAATTAGCCGAATTAGAAAAGTTAGATGATAAATCTAAAAGGACTGTTGTTGTTGGTAATGCTTTGGTAGATGCAACTACTGGTGTAGAAATCTATAAAGGCCCTGATACACAGAAATACTCTGAGTTTGCTAAAACCTTGATTGATGCGGGTCTGAAACCAGGCACTGAACCTTTCCAAAAACGTATGCTTGAATACGCAACTAAGAAAGTTGAGGGTGCTGGGAAAGGCACTGGCAATGTCACTATTGGTGGCATCAATGTTGATACAGGAGAAGCGGCTAAAAAGGCTGGTGCAATCATTGGCACAAATGTAGCAAATATTGAAAATCAATTCTCATTACAAACTGCGTATACAGATGCCATTAACTTGTTAGATCAAGGAATATATGGTGGGGCTATTGGCCCTGAAAGACAATTCATAGCTAAATATACTGGTATTGGTAGCCCACAAAAAGTACAAAATACTGAAGTATTCATGGCAAACATTGGTGAAATTGTTATTCCTCGTTTGGTACAGTTTGGTGGTAATGACTCTAATGAAGAACTTAAATACTTGCAAAACGTTGTTGCAGGAAATCAAAGACTTGAACCTGAGTCAATGAAGCGTATTCTAAAGAGCGCAGAAAAGAAAGTGCAAAACAACATCAAACGTTTGGCTTTACAAACACAGGCTGCTGAAGGTGGTACTAAACTACCAATTAGTCCAGTAGTCGCACCAACACAAACGCCAACAAAACGTTTAAACCCACAAACTGGCAAAATTGAGAACATAAAAGGGGATTGATATGGCTATCTATGTTCAAGTAGGAAAAGATGTCGTTGAGTTTCCAGATGGAATGTCTGATGCTGAAATAGAGCAAGCTATTGCTGGCAATGCTCCTCAAGCAAAAGCTCCTTCATCTGGGTTCTTAATGGGTTTAAAAGACCCTATTACCGCAGGCGCACAGATGATTCCTCGTGCTTTAGGTGCAGTAGCCAGTTTAGGTGGGACTAAACCTAACTCCTTGAGTGAGTTGCTTTACAAAGAAGCAAAACGTGTAGATGAGATGGCTAAAGCTGAAGAGCAAAGCTATCAAGCACAGCGTGAAAAAGCAGGCGAATCTGGCTTTGATGTAGCTCGTTTGGGAGGTAATATTCTCAATCCTGCTAGTCTTGTCCCTGCGGCTCGTGTGGCTCAACTAGCTAGGGCTAGAGGCTTATCTAATGTTGGTCAAGCAGTGGCTAGTGGTGCTGTTGGCGGTGCTATGCAACCTGTAGTTGGCGAAGGTACATTTGGTGAGCAGAAGGCTGAACAAGTGGCTTTAGGTGGAGTTACTGGCCCTATTGGTGAAAAAGTTGTTGCGGGTGCGGGTCGTGTTCTTAACCCATTAGTTTCCAAAGCAGAAAAGACCATGCGTGATCTGGGAATCACACCAACAACGGGTCAAACCCTTGGTGGACAATTTAAGACATTAGAGGAATTTGCTCAGAACTTGCCTTTGATTGGCTCAAGCATTGAGAATGCTAGACAACGAGTCTTGTTTGATTTTAACAAAGGCGTAATTAACAAAGCACTACAGAAGGTTGATGACAAGTTGCCTGCTGAAGTTGTCGGTCGTGATGCAATTGCTTATGCTTCTGATGAAGTATCTAAGAAATACGATGATGTTTTATCCAAAATGTCATTTGACTTGGACTTTGCAACCACAAGCAATATTCTTGGTGCTTTGTCTA